ACAATTTGTTTAGTGTCTGTAAACAAAGAGTTAGAGACCGGAAAATCGAGACCGGAGAAGTTTAGGTAGCCTCTTTTTAAAGCAAGCGCTACAAAAAAATAAACTAGACTTTCTTCTAGAAAAAGCCTTAAAGTTAAGTCTTAAAGTTAAGTCTTAAAGTTAAGTCTTAAAGTTAAGTCTTAAAAATTTTCATAGACATTGACAATTAAATTGGTTGACATTGACATTTAAAGGTGTTATAATTAAGGGTATGCTACAAGAACTTAATACATATCAAGATCAAGCCGTGTTGGGGCCTGACCATCTCCCCCAGTCAAATTATACACCTATCCCTGATAGATCTGGACCAAGAGTTAACCACCGTGATCTTTTCGTTCTAAGCTTACACCTTTCAGGATCTACTGCCCAGGAAATTGCTGAACTAGCTGGCTACTCAAATCCTGCCTCAGTTTACAACGTTCTCCGAAAAAGAGAAGTAATCCTAGTTCGTCAGCAGTTGCTTGAAGGACTTGAACTTGAGTTTGAAGTACTTCAAAAAGAAATCTTCGATACGGTTAAGGCTGCACTACGTTGTGGAGATATGAAAATTCGTCTTGAAGGTGTTCAAGTTTGGATGAAATACTTTGGCAAGTTCCTTCCAAAAGAAAACAAAAATCAAGAATTGACTGCAGAGGATGTAGTAAAACAACTTCTTAACCAACAGATCAACATTCAAGTTAACGTTGGCCAAAATGCTAAGTAACGAAGCAAGAGCTATGCAACAACTCTTTCATATCCAAAACAAAGAAGGAGTCAAAGTTCCTTTTATCCTAACCCCTGCCCAACAATTTCTTGATGAGGAAGAAACCAACCGAATCATAATTGCTAAGGCTCGCCAAAAAGGTTTCAGTTCGGGTATTAAAGGAAAGTTTACAATCCGTTGTCTTGGGAAGGATGGAACTCATGCAGTTATAATGTCTCACGAAGCAGGAGCGACCCAAAGACATATGGACCAAGTTCAGTACCTTCTAAAACATATGAAAGGTCCTAAACCAGTCTTTGGTCGTAACTCTCGAGGTGAACTTTACTTTCCAAAGACTGAATCAACCTTTTACATAGGTACTGCTGGATCAAAGGCTTTTGGTCGTGGAGATTGGATTACAGATCTTCACTGTTCTGAATATGCGTGGTGGGAAGATGCTATCAAGCATCAAGCAGGTGTTTTTCAAGCTGTGCCTAGGTCAGGTCGAATTGTACTTGAAAGTACAGGAAATGGCCGTAACAATGACTTTTATTACATCTGGAAGCACGCAGATGATATGGGATACAAAAGACTTTTCTATGGATTCTTCATGGATGATGAATACACTTTACCCGTTTCCAACTGGAAGCCTGATTGTCCCAAGTACAATGGTTACCTTCTAGACCTTAAACACAAACATAACTTATCAGATCAAACTATGGCTTGGTATGAAGCGAAGTTTAAAGAACTTCGAGAAGACCTTAAGTTGATGCAACAAGAGTATCCATCTACACCAGAGGAATGTTTTCAAGCCACAGGGGGTGCTTTATTCCTTGTTGAAGAGGTTTACTCTAGTCTTTGGGTTACAAAACGTCTTATGGATTATTATGTCAATCTTCTAGAAGGTCATCCCTCTTCCAACTACCAGTATATTATTGGTTGTGATCCTTCTGGAGGAACTGGTAACGACGATACTTCAATCTCAATCTTTTGCACCCAAACTGGGGAGCAAGTTTTAGAACTTTTCAACCCTCACATAAATCCAATCCAATGTGGTCGTCTTTTAGTTGATCTAGGAAATCTTTATAACAAAGCTTACATCATAACTGAAGGTAACAACCATGGTGCAGCAGTAATACCTTGGTTAAAAGAGAACTATGATCGACAGTTAATCTTTAAGAGTAAATTACCAACTGCATCAAGTCCTGCAAAATATGGTTGGTGGAATAGTAACATCTCAAAACATGTCTTGGTAGGTCTAATCCTAGAAGAAATCCCTCAAACAATCTTTTATGGAAAGCAGACAGTTGATGAACTAAATAGTTTTGAAGAGACTCCTGAAGGTAGACTTGAGGGTAAGTCAGACAACTGTGTAATCTCGACAGGACTTGCTATGATGGGTCTTAAGAAGTATCAATACTTAAGAGGAACTCACATTCCCAAACCTATAGCAGTTAAGGCTAAACTTAATTACATGACTTACACTTTGGATGAAGTCTTAGAGAACATAGGCAAAAGGAAACAAGGGAATAGTTACCTTGGCAACCAAGTTGGTGTTGGTTATAGTTGAGGTGAAGAGATGACAATTTATGAAACACTTATAAGCATTCCTGTTCTTGGTGTAGGTTTTGGATTTTTGCATAAAAAGATTAATGGTAAAATTAGTAGAAACGAATGTTTAAGGGTTCATGAATCCCTTGACAAAAGGTTAGATCTTATACATGAAGATATAAAGTTCATCAAAGGTAAGATTATTTAAAAAAGGAGGTGGAACAATGTTTTCGATAATTGGAACTGTAATTGGATTTTTGGGCAGTTTAGTTCCTAACCTTTTAAAACTTTGGCAAGATAAGAGGGATAAAGAACATGAACTAAAACTTCTAGAGATTCAAATTGAAAGGGAAAGACTTGGACATACCCAAAGGATGGAAGAGATTAACATTGAGGCAGATATTTCTGAAACAAAGGCTCTCTACCAAACTCTTAAACCTGTTGGAGTGAAATGGGTTGATGCTTTGATAGGGACAGTTAGACCTGTTATTACCTACTCTTTTTTTGCTCTTTATGCAGTAGTAAAGTATTGGCAGTACAAAAAGTATGGGGCAGCATATGGTGCACTTGCTTTCTGGTCAGATGCGGATATGGCAATCTTTTGTACAATCATAGCATTTTGGTTTGGAAGTAGAACTTTTACAAAACTGTACAAGAAATGATAACTCAAAGAGGGTTAGACTTAGTAAAAAGATTTGAGTCTTTTGAATCTACTAGGTATACATGTCCAGCAGGATACCCTACGATTGGATATGGTCATGTTATCCTTGATGGAGAGGGTCTACAAGAAATTACTGAAGCCGAGGCTGAAACTTTATTACTGGGAGATATTGCTATTTCAGAAAGGGCAGTTCTTCGCCTTATTAAGATACCCCTTGAAGATAATCAGTTTGATGCTTTGGCAAGTTTCACGTTTAATGTTGGTGGTGGAGCGCTACAAAGATCAACACTTCGGCAAAAAGTAAACCGTGAGGAGCATGCTGAAGTACCTGATGAGTTTAGAAAGTGGATCTACGGAGGAGGTAGAAAGTTGAAAGGTCTAATCTTGCGAAGAGAAATGGAGGCGAATCTTTACGATGGCAAGTATCTTAATCTTGAGTAAGAATGGCGATGCAGTTCCAATTGCTTTAAGATTGGTTCAAGAAGGGCATATTTGCAAGATGTGGATAAAGGAGCCAAAAGCAAAATCTAGTCTTGATGGTTATAAAAATCCATCAAAAGTTCAAGACCCTAAGAAGATGTTAGACCAGTATGATTTAGTACTTTCAGATATGGCAAAACTTGGTGATCTTTGTGACGAGTTAAAAGATAAAGGCAAGTTAGTTTTAGGAGGAGGTTCTTTTAACGATAAGCTTGAACTCGATAGAGAGTATGGTCAAAAGGTTTGTAAGTCATTACTTAAGATTAAAACTCCTAAATCTATAACTCTAAATACTGTTGAGGAACTTATGGATTACCTTGACAAGTCTACCTCTCCTCAGGTAATTAAACCTTTAGGTAATGCTCCTGTTTATCTTACCCTCGTATCGAGTGATTCTGAGAATAGAACTTTGAAAAGTTTTGTAAAGGAAAGAGGAGAAGAGTTAGTTCCTTGTCTAGTTCAAGAACAAGTAGAAGGAATTGAGATTTCAACAGAGGGGTGGTTTAATGGAAAGGAATGGATAAAACCTTTCAATCACACTTTTGAAAAGAAAAGATTTATGGAAGAGGATAAAGGACCTAATACAGGTTGTATGGGAAATGTTGTCTTCACTACAGAAGGAGACAAGTTAGTTGAGCAAACTTTAATTCCTTTAACACCTCTTCTAAAAAAGGTTGGTTATCTGGGTCCTTTGGATGTAAACTGTATAGTAGATCAAGACAAAGCTTATTTTCTTGAATTTACCCCAAGGTTTGGATATGACGCAGTTCAGGCTTGGACTGAACTTTTAAGAGAATCTTTATTTGATTTTCTTTATAACGTAGCGACAGGACAGAAGAAAGAGGTTTCTCATCATAAAGAGTACTCAATAGCAGTTCGTCTCTCTGTTCAACCTTATCCAAATAAAGAAGATTGTGAAGAGTTGAAAGGGTTACAGTTTTTACAGATCCCTGATGAAGCAAAAAAGCATGTTTGGCTTGCTGATGTTATGAAAAATAAAGACCAAGAGAATGTTTGTGCAGGAGTTGATGGAGTTCTTGGATGTATTACTGCCCGAGGTGTTTCAGTTAGGGAATGTAAAAGACGTGTCTATAGGACTATCCAGAATGTTGTAATTCATAAAGATGTTCAGTACCGCAAAGATATTGGTGATAGCGTAGAACAAGACTTAGCAAAATTAAAAGAACAAGGATGGCTTGAGTTATGAGAGTTCCTCTACCTCCTTCCTCTCAAAAGTCATCCTTGTTCCTATCTGGGTGAATGATGCCCGAAGAGCAAGAGAAACAAGGTTGGATTGAAAATTTGTTAAGCACTCTAGGTCCATCTGAGGCAGAAGCAGGTCCTTTTGGTAAGATTGGTAAAGAGTTTAGCAAAAAGTTAACTAAAGGAGCAATCTCACGTGCAGAAGAAGTTTTGAAAGGTAAACCTCTCTGGGATAAGACAGTTAAAACCGTTGTTAAAGGGGCAGGAGATTGGAGATACATTCAGTTTACGGATGGGACCCAACGGGCAGTTACTAAAGATGTGATTACAGAGTTGTCTCAAGAGGTTGGTACAGCTGCTAAGATGGCAGAGCTTGCAGCAAAAGAGTTAGGCCCAAGTAGACTAGAACAGGCTGGTAAATCTCTTGAGTTTCATAAAGCAAGACAGATGATGTACCAGACAAAACGGCAGAAGCAAGAGTGGTTAACTATTAGGCAAAAACATTCTAAAAGTTCGGGAATGGAAACCACTGATTACGTCTGGGTTGATTCGGAGAAGACATTCTTACCAAAAGAGTATGCAGAGATTTTAGAAATATCAGGTGCTGTTAAGATAAAGAAAAAGTAGGTTAAAGATGACTGAAAAGAAAAAGACGAGAGATGAATTTGCTATTCAGTGGAAAGAGAAGATCAAGGCTGGTCTTGATTACAGAAAGAGATTTTCAACTTCTGAGAGGTGGGTAGACTTTAGGAAGATGTACCGTGGTCAGTGGGATGAAGGAATTGTTCCCGTTAACCGGGTTTTCAGTTATGGTAGAACTTTAGTTCCTAGGGTTTACTTTAGATCTCCTAGGGTTTCAATAACTGCAACTAGGCCTGATTTAGTGTGGCATGCTAAAGTTGTCGAAGCAATCGACAATCAGTTGATCCGGGAGACTTTCTTAAAGAATACTTTGAAAAGGTCTAGTCTTGATAGTTATCTTTGTGGAACTGGACCAATCAAGATTGGCTATGACTCTCAGTTTGGTTATCTTCCTGAGCAGGCAGTAGGTGAATCAGGAGAAACTGCAACTCAAATTGGGAGAAAAGAGGGAGAGTTAATAGAGTATCAAGTAGGAGTTAAACCAGGCTTTCCTTGGGCTTTGAGAGTTATGCCAGAAGATGTAGTTGTTCCTTGGGGTTCTTCTGACCAACATAGTTTACCTTGGGTTGCTCATTACATCTTAAGACCTCTCGACGACGTAAAGCAAGACCAAAAGTACAATCAAGAAGCGTTAAAAGATATTAAAGGAACAAGAACTCCAGACAAAGGAATTACAGATAGACCTGAATATAGACCAAGGGCACAAAGGGATAAAGATGTTATCTTTGCTGAGTTATGGGAAGTTAGAGACTTAAAAACAAAGTCACTCCTAGTTTTTTGTGAAGATAAACTTTTACTTTCAGATGGAGATGTTTTGCAGATAGAAGGATTACCTTGGGAGTTTATTCAGTTTAATGATGATCCTGAGTTTTTCTGGGCAATACCTGATGTTCATATCTTAGAACCTCAGCAAAAGGAGTTAAATGAGGTTAGAACTCAAGCATCTAGGCATCGAAAGATTGCTTTGTTGAAGTTCCTGTATTTAAGGACAGCAATTAAATCTGAGGAATTAGAAAAGTTCTTTAGTGGTGTTGTAGGACCAGGAGTTGCAGTAGATGGAGACTCTTTGGCAAATGTTATTACTACTTTACAACCTCATATGCCTCCTGAGTTGTGGAGAGAGGCAGAAGTAATTTTACAGGATATGGGGGAAGAAATGGGTTTCAGCCCTAATCAGCTAAACCAGTTTAAAGGTGGGACACCCCCCACTGCAACAGAGTCGGGAATAGTAGAGCAATCCTTTGATGTGAGGACAGATGAGAGGAAAGATATTGTTGGAGATGTTCTAGTAAATATTATAAGAAAGTGGAACCAATACATTTTTAGTTTCTGGACTGAGGACAAAGTAATTCAGATTGTAAGTCCTGAAGGAACTCCTTTCTGGATTCAGTACACAGGGGATCAATTAAAAGGAGAATACTTCTTGTCAGTCGATCCTGAGTCAGGAATGCCTCTTAATCGAGCATTAAAGTATTCAATGGCGAAGGACTTGTTTGGTACATTAAACGGAGATCAGTTAATAAATCAAATTTTGTTGAGAAAACTCTTACTACAACATTATGAATCAGTTGAACCTTTAGCAGCACAGTTAATAACTTCAGGACCTGAAATAAATCCACAAGAGGTTAGTAATTTAAGACAACCGAACCCAATGGGAGTTACAGGTGCAGGTGGATCGAGGGAAAGACCTCTTGCATTCGATGAAGCAAAAAAGAAACTAGGAGGTGGAAGTTAATGCCTCTCTCAAAAGAAGAAGAACTAACTTTCCAAATTTGGTATAGTAAATGGGCAAAGAAGTTAAAACTAAATCCAGATCCTGATGATCCAAGACACTTTTATGATTATAGAAAGGCTTGGGAAGAAGGGGCAAGTCCATCTTGGCAACCAGAGCATCAACAATACAGATGGCCAGATGAGTATAAAAAGGAAGGATATCCTTACGAATAATATGCCTCTATATGATTACCAATGCAAGAAGTGTAATTGTGAATTTGAAGAAGTTCAAAAGATTGAAGATAGATACAACGTCCCATGTCCGAAATGTGGTAGGAAATCTGATTTGCTTATCACTTGTAGCAAAAGGGATTGGTTTCGAGTTCACATTAATGAAGACTTTGATGGTACACCAATCGAAGTAACTTCAAAGAAGCATTTAAAAGAGTTATGTAAAAAACATGGAGTTTACTCATGGGCATTAGGCTAATGGAAAAAGCAAGGATTTACTACTTAAGTCCTCAAATAATAGTTATGGATAACCCCTGCGATGGAGGTTGTCCAGTTGTAGTTTTGAGGCATAAAGGAACTCCTTTAGACAAAGATTGGGAGTTAATAAGAAAGGTATTGTCTTTGTGTAATATGGAACTAGTAGGTGAATCTAATTTTAGACCTGATGGCCTTTGGTATCATACTGTAATAGGAAAGGAGGTTAAAGATGGGCGAGAAGAGTTGTCTAATCGTATTTAAATCAGAGAGGAAAGGAATAGAAATTACT